CTGGAATGGACCCCCGTTGTAGAGCCATTCATCAAGTGTAGCAGCTTCCCAAATTGGGTAGAAGTGTAGTCCGATGGCATTGCTGCTCGGAACGACGGCTCCCGATATGATGTTGTTTCCATAGAGGAGGGAGCCTGCAACTGGTTCTCGAATTCCATCGATGTCTACAGGAGGTGCTGCCACGAAGGCAGTTACAAAACAAATAGCAGCGGCTAGCAGAGTTGGAATCATAAGGATACCAAACCAGCCTACATAAAGACGGTTGTTAGTGGACGTCACCCACTGGCAAAAATCATCCCAAGAGGAAGACTGCCTTTGTGCGATAGTAGCGGTCATTTAAAAGTGCGGGTACATTTACAGTCTTATGTATTTGAGCACTTTATAAAGCCCGCCCAAGGCTCACATCCAGTGGCGGGCAGTATTGATCAGAACTTATAGGTAGCACCAATCTTGGTACCATAGCCGTTGTCATCATTACCAGTGATGAACGACAGCTCGCCATAGGCACTCAGGTTCTCAGTCAAAGCGACAGAACCGTTGACCTTACCGCTGAGTTCAACCTCAGCTTCACCACCATCTGGTGCAACAATAGTAGGACCACCTTGAATACTCCAGCCATTACCTTCGTATCCAATATGGTTGTCGATGGAAGTACCACCGTACTTAGAGCCAGCCCAACCGGAGTTGGACTCGACGTTCACGTAGGGACCAGCAATAGCAGCACCGTGTGCCATGCCGAGGAGGAGACCGGAAGCGATAATAGATTTCATGATTAGTTAATTAAGCTTTTTTAGATTTAGGTTTTTTAGCAGTTTTAGCAGCACGTTTAAAGTTTGCTGCAGTGGGAGCACCAGGGCTACCAGGCTTCCGCATTTTTTCACCGGAGCCTTTTTTGATTCTCATGCGTTTAGCATGGATGTTAGCGTAGAGACCACTTTTAGCCATTAGGATTTACCACATTTCCATTTACGTAGAGCAAGAGCCTTACGGGTGGGGCGACCTTTGCTATCTTTCATTGGTCCTTTGACGCCAGACATTCTAGCACAAAAGGATTTTTTCCGTTTTCCGCCACCAGGTTGTGGAGGCTTCAGGTTAGAGCCAGTTTCTCTATTGTATTTAGCACGACCAGCAGCAGTCAAGCCACCTGATCGTGATTTGTGTTTGCCGATCTTGAGGCTGACTGACTTACGCTTAGTCATTACTTCTTCATGTTCTTGGCAATAGCCTTAGCTACCTTTGCAGGCATCTTAGGGTTCTTTGCTTTTAGTTTAGCAGCGGTGCTGCCAGTTTTCTTTGCAGGTTTTTTAGATCCGTAATGTCCAGGCATTACCATACTCCGGGGATAATTTGACCAGTGATTGCATAAGCACCAAGAGCCGCCATGACGCCAAGCATAGCAAGACGGCCATTAAGCTTCTCAGCCTTTTCATTGTGGGACACAGTGTACTTTTCGTCGAATGTCATAGGTGGTTCAATTGCGTAGAGGTTAAGACGACCTCGGTCTTCAGTTACAGCAGTCATCAGAATTCAACATCAGAGTTTTCAAGACGGCGCATCAGATCCTGACGGTAAGCCGGATCACGATCATAGCGAGGATCACTCATCGCTGCGACCAGTTCGGCTTGACTCCTGAAAGAGTCGTCAGTGTTCTCTGCACCACGTCCAGTAAGCAGCTGACCATCTGATCCTACTGCATCATTATAACGAGCTTGCAGTGCCTGGACAGCAAAGAAGATAGCGTTGGGGTTACCAGACTCCATCACACCATCATACATCTCGACCTCTTCTTTGGAGAAGTTGTCGCCTGCCCAGTTTAGCATGGACTTGTAGGCTTTATCACCGCCCACCATGTCCATCAGCTCTTGTGCTTGAGCCTCGGAAAGAGTTTCGACATCTGCCTCAGAGTCGGATGAAGTTTCCTCTTCCTCTGCTGATGTTGTTGACTGGCTTTCGTCTTCGGTGCTTTGTACTTCATCACGTGGTTCTCCCAGTTTCTTTTGAAGTTCAACATATGCTTGCTCAAGTGCTTGCGTGTCTTTAAATTTACCTGCAAGCAGCGATTGCTCTCCACCCTCAAGAGACTCAGCAACCGCCAGGGAGTCTTGCTCGTCTGAGTTAAGTACCTCAGAGTTCGCAGGTGTTTCATTCATTGTAAATACTTCAGCCATATATTATTGGGGTGGGATAGGGGCTTGTTCTTGCTGCATCATTTGCATAGCAGCTTGTTCACGTTTTTGTTCAACAGCTGCCATCTGTGGTGCTTGCTGTTGCATCATCATAGCTTCCTGCTGCTGCATAGCTTGCTGTTGTTCAGCTTGCTGCTCTTCCATACTCTTCACAAGGTTGAGTACATCGATACCTGATGCAGCGGCGAGGCGTTTGATGACCTCATCAGTGTTAACAAATTGACCAATGGCCTGCGGTCCAACAGTTTGAGCGATGACAGTAAGGAACTGTGCAAGGCTTTCACGGTCTTGACCACGACCCAAAGCATTGATACCAGCGACAATTGTAGGTCGGATGATACCACCTTTAGGTAGCCGAGGGATCTCACCAGTCTTTTGTGCAACGTTGAGTTTACGGTTGAGGTAAGGGATCAAGAACTCAACAGTCAGCAGGGAGAAGAGTCCTCCAAGCTGCTGCTCAAGTTCAAGCTGTGTCATACGGACTTCCTCTGCTGTCGTGCGCTCACTGTCCCTCACGTTGAGGATCAGGAATGCTTCGTTCAGACGTTGAGTCAGTGACCCGATCATCTGATAGGCAGTCTGGAAGTCAGCTGTCTTGCCAACCTGTACAACACCGATGTCATCAGGACGTCCCTGGATGATAGCACCATTACCTGCCTTGGCAAGGGTTTGGGGCTTGGTGGTACTGCTCGGTGCGACAGTAAACACTACCTTAGCAGCTGCAGCGGAGCCTTCGACGATGGCTTGTGACAGAGCTTCAAGTGACTTGAGGTCACCCAGGAACTCCTCCACTCTACCACGTCCATAGACCTCGCCGTCAACATGGTTGAAGCGTAGCACGAGCCAGGGGTTAGCGTCAATAGGTGCCTTGCCCTGGGACTTGGGTAGGATCTGATCGAACATCTCCTGATGCCACACCCAACGGTTGTTGTCACGAGTGACGTGCGTGTAAATAATACATTCATCATCTGGCATGGTAGTATCGTCTACCACACCAGGTTTCATGAGATCTGGGTAAAAATTTTTTACCAGTTTTTTCGAGACTGTTTCTTTTGTTACGATCTCAATAACATTACCGTTACCATCTCTGTCTACCGCATAACGGTTGAGAGGATAGAGCTTGAGCCCATCCTTACTCATGAAGACAAGAGCATTACCAGCTACCACCAGGTGCTTGAGTGCTTGGTGAACGACAACACGATCACCAGACTCAGCAATAGAATCCATGATGGTACGCTCAATCTTTGCCATTGACAAGTCAAGTTCAGAACGAATCTCTGGACCTAGTTCTTGAGGAAGGTTGATGTCATTTACCTGCAGCTTGAAGAAGCTAGTTTGTGGAGGTAGCAATGCAAGCATAAGTTTACTTGCAAGCGTCACCACACCTTTAGCTCCAGTTGATTGCCATGGTTGTGGCAACCTCAAGCTAGTTTTAGCGGTAAGTTCATCTTCCCGAATCAGATAGGGGAGAGTTAGATCTGCTGCTTGTCTAGCAGAATTGAGGAACTGTGAACGGCGTGAAGACAGTCTGTCATAGCGTTGCTTAGCTGTCATTAGACGTTAACCATTCCAGATGAAATTTTACTTAGACCTGTATAAGGTGTTCCAGTTGCTCCACCACCAAACTGTGTAGCCCGGCGACGGAACTGTTGAGTACCAGCAGTAGTACGAGGAGTGCTACCAGCAGGTTGGATTTGAAGAGAGCCACGCTGACCAGCCCTTGCTTGGTTAGCACGGTCTGTTCGCAATGCGATCCGTGCTTCCTCTTGGGCTTGCCTCTTTGCCTCAGCTTCTTTAATAAGCATGTCTGAGTATTCTTGAGAGAGTTTACTTACAGCACTCTTCTCCTCTTGAACAATCTTCAGCTGCTCAGCAATGTCAGCCTGTTGAGTCTTGAAGACCTCTTCCTGACTTGCTTTAAATGCAGCGTTTGCTTTTTCAGCAGCTGCAACAGCATTTGCTTGTGCCTGCTCAGGGCTGATGTAGTAAGGGTTAGCTACCTCTTCAGTTCTGTAATTTGTGGAGCCATCGGGGGCGTCTCTTCCATAAGTTCCTGTGCGAACTGTAAGGGTTTTGCTGTAAGGATTTTGCCGACCTACTCTTTGAAAGCTCTCGGCTTTGCTATAATCCTTATCTCTCATAGTACGCAGACGGTCTGCGAATGAAAGATTAACAATAGGCATCAGTTGTCCTCCATATATTTGATGACCCACTCAACGACACTACGTTGACCGGATCGGTACATAATTTTTTCCATTGTATCGTCAGGTGTAGGGTTAGTGGGTGGAAAGGATTCTTCTAATGCATGAATAAGTCCTCGGGAGTTCATCCCAAGAACCTCAAGCATATTGGGGGAGGTTGACATTGCTATGCTCGAAGAAGGCAGGCATCCTAGCGGATTTAGTTTCGGAAAGCTGAGGTGCTTTACCCTCATACATTAGCCGATCGCTAGAATCGAGCCAAAATTTTTTGTCCAGATATTTGTCCACGGTATTTGTACCTAGTGGTTGCATTACCCAATTGATAGTTGCCTTCCTGAGCTTATCAAGAGAAGGACTGATGTTATACCCCAGCTCAGTATGAACCAGACTATTGGTAGCCACATGAATTTGTTCATCTCTGGAAATATCAGCGGAAACCGTTCTCATCCCAGCGTCACCATTAAAGCGGAAGAATGGTAGAAGAACGAAGAAAATCGCACGCTCAGCGACCATGGCTTTCGTGATCGTGTGATCTGGATGTGCCTCCCAAGCGGTCCTAAGCCGGAGCGCTTCCTTCTCAGCTTGCGGATCAACACCGTAAGCATTGGCGATGTAACCAAGTGCGATGTCATGGTTTTCTTCATCTTTAACGTTGGATTCCAGTATTTCACGGGCCAACGTTGGTACTTCACTATTGAGGGCATGTGTAATAAAATCTCCCACAGGCAGTTCCATATGTCGCAATGCAAGAGCACGGTGGATTGCCTCCTCCGCGCCCGCTTTGCATGTACCAGCAGCTGTCTGCACTGGTGTCCATTTGCGCTTCCGCGCCATCATTTTTTCGTAAGGGTTCATTCTGCACAATCACATTGAGGTTCAGGGGTGTCCTCAAGTAGGCTGTTCAGATAGTCATTAACGTCTTCCTCTTCGAGAGCAGCATACGCACTTGACTTATCTTGAACGTCGCCCATAACTTGGAGACTATAATAAAGAGAAGTCTGGGGCGATTTAAGCCACTCCTGGATAAAGTCCTCATCATACGTGATCATATCAGACCACGAGTTGAAGCTGTAACCATGTAGAAGTCCAGTCTTGTTAAGTAGAGTCATGATGCCATCAGCAACACGTTTGTAGGCTTCCCAGCCCACCTTAGAGGCGATCTCTACATCACCATAGTTGTATGTTTGTACTCCGAAAGTACCTGAGTCACGATCAACTGTCTGCGAGATAGGCGGAGCGATTTCTGGAGTGCAAGTATAGCCATCCAGATCTGTGCTTCGATAACTGCAGGAGGCAGTGGGCGCAATAGCAAAGGCTCGAACCATTTTATTGTCGCGAGCAATGCGGGCTGCCGACTCAATGCCAGCGTTAATTTGGGTGACAAGTTCATAGGCTGCAGACCGTACTGATTCTCCTTTGTTGAATTGTTCCAACGCACGTCCAAATTGGTCATACGTCACTCCGTATCGACGAAGTAGGTTAGCGAGTCCGAGGATACCGAGCCCCACTTGTCGGTCAGTTTCGCTTGGGAGATACTCTCCGCTCTCCCCAACACCTGTCTTACCATGGAGTTCGCACAACTGGGACATACCTTCAGTGAAAGCGCGAGGAATGTCGTCGAATTCACAGGCACCGAGATTGACATGTTGGAGTAGACAGGTACCTCGTGAGGGCAGGTAAACTTCAAGGCAGACGTTGCCTCGGATCCGCTTTCCTTCATTGTCGTATTTTACTTTGTTGAGCCAAATGTCTCCCGACTTGATACCGTAGAGGAGTTCTTCCTTAAACGTACACCCCTGCCACCACTCATCGGTGATGTTGATGCATCGTTTGACCCACGGTAGTTCGGATCGAGAAGTAGTAATAAATTCAAGAGCATCAGGGTGGCTAAGGTCGAGATGACACACCACAGCTCCGTTCTTGTAGACCCCACCGCGTCGAAGGATCTCATTTAGTGTTGAGTAGATTTTGGCAAAGGATACCGGTCCAGATGCAACCAAGCCTTTGTCATTTTCTGTTCCTTTGGGTCGCAGTTTCGACAGGTGTACCGCGCAACCTGCTCCATATCGTAGAGCATGTGATACAAATTTCCAGGATGCTTCAATGCCATTGTCTCCGGTAATTGAGTCTTCAACAACGAACACGGTGCACGAAACCGGTAGGCGAGACGTTGGGTCATCGATCCAAGATTGGACACGTCCCGTGCGAGAAATATAAGATGCGGTCATGGGTTGATAAGGTCTTTCAAAACAGGTGGTTGATAGTTTGGTCCTTTGAGAACCTTGCCGTCAGCACGGCGGATGGGTGTACCGTCTAATCCTAGCTTAGACATGTTGCTTTTGTGGACGCGATCCAATGCTTCCTCTAGATCCCACTCCATGTTCTCCGCATATTGGAAGCAGACATACACAAGGTCTGCAAGCTCTTTCAGCTCGTTCTCATACGGTTCGTTGTAAAATGCGTTACGGAATTCGTGATACTCTTCATCGATCAAATCCAGTTGCATAGTCCGGTTCTCCGTAGAGTTCTGGATCCCATAGGATGTGCGGAAGTGTATTGCTTGATCGCTTAGGCTTTGATTCTTGCAGTGTTGTGTGCTGGAGTTCATTTTCAAGGTAGTGGATAGCCTTTTTAAGATCCTTCTCTTTCGATTCAGAAGACTTGTAACCGGCTCTGCAAATATATTTAATAGCATTGCCGAGGTGATAATTAAGTTGTTGGTCTCGGATAAAGTCCCAGACTTCTATGGCTCCTCGTGTGTAGTGGGCGGGTGAATCGGCCATTTTTTGACTAGATTGCTGACGGTATTGGATAGAACAAAGTTTTGTTTTTGCAATGCAAGAAAGACAGTAATGATGTCATCCTTACCTGCTTCAGGTAGAAGGTCATTCAGCCTTCTCATCTTTAGATCCTGCTCCATCGTCAACTCTGTAATCGGCGGCGGGGGACCAAAGAATGGGCTGTTGCTTGTCGAAGTCATAGTCAGATGCTGTGAGGATCTTTGCGAGTCTTGCATTTTCAAGTGCGACATCTTCGGAAAGATCTTTGTCAGCAAACGCTTCGACAACAGTCTTCCAAGAATAACCCTTATCTTCAAAAAGAGTGATGGCTCGTTTAACACCAATACCAGGCACGCCGCTGTAGCCATCGGTTTGGTCTCCGGCTAGCGTCTGAACCAGGTGCCACTTCTCTCCCTCTGCCTTTTCCACATTCATCATTTCTGACATGTCAAAGAGGCGACCTGGGATCTGGCGCATGTCCTTGTCCGGTGAGCAGATACAACACCTGCCCTGGTTTTGTGTAGCATAAATACCCAAGGCATCGTCAGCCTCAAGCGTTGGCATGATAACAACTTCATACTCAGTCTTGAGTCGGTTGATCACACGTTTGTAACCACAAGGTTTCTTGCGATTGCGATGCCCTTTGTATGCGGGCTGGATAGATTTACGAAAGTTTACACTGTCGCTGAAGAACAGAATTAGTTCAGGTACATCCCAAAGAAAGTTGTTGACAATTTTAAGAAGCTCACGTTTAACGTTAGCGTAGGCTTCACTGAATTTACTTGTGACTAGAATTACATCATCACCCCAATCAATTTCTGTTTCGGCTCCGGCACAGCATTTGTAGACCACGTAATCGGCGTCTACAAGTAACTTCACCTGCCTTGTCCTCGGTAAGCTTTCTTATCACCCTTGGGTACGGAGTTGCGTCCACTGCCCTGGCGGGTTTTCTTCTTAACTGATTTAATCTCAGTCTTGTTTTTCTTGCTGTACATTAGTGGGTTTCACTCCAGTTGGTTCCGTTTGTTGCTTCCGCGTCGATGCGGATTCGCATGTTGTAGTACTCCCCAGCTGCCGTAGCGCTATATACCAGGGATGTAGATAAGTCTCCGATGTGCTCTGGGGCACACTCGAACTGTAGCTCGTCATGAATAAATCCTAATTGTGAGGCGCATATCTGTGCTTCTCTCATTGTCTTTTGGTTGATCACCATCCACCGCTTTGCGATGACACCGGCACCTGACTGCAAGCAGTAGTTCAGGGCTTTGTGAGGCGAGTCAACAGTAATTTTTCGTCCATCGATAGACTTGATGAACCCTCTTTCTGCAGCTTTCTTAATAGCTGTGAGTAGATCATCCAGTCCGTCAACCGCGCTAACATACGCTGCACGAATCTCTTTCCCTTTCTTTTTTGCAGCAGTGGTCGAAAGCTGTGGGTCATAAGAATGTCCGATTTTTTCGTCACCTGCACCGTATAAAAAGGCGTAGGTTACGGTCTTCACTTGTCGTCTTGAGATTCCGATCTTGTCGGCGTTAATCTGATGGATGTCATCCTCAAGTAGTAGTTTAGCGTATCTTCCTCCGTCATACCGTGCAAGATAGTGAGCGAGCATACGAAGCTCAATGCCACTAAGATCAGCGCCGACCATACGTAAACCCGGACTTGGTATAAAGAGTCTTCTAAATCTTTCATCTGATGGGACTTGCCCGAGGTTGGGGTTTCGGTGGGCGCAGCGATGTGTATTAGTAGCTACACTGCAATGGTGGTGGATTCTTTTAGCACTCGTACTCAACTTCAGCCAGGCGTTCGCGCCTTCGCTGATCATTCCAAGCATCTTCGTTATCGTCAAAATCCGGAGGAACGTTGTCGCTACTTCCGAATTCATCTCCTTCAGAATCACTTCGTCGATAACTGGTTTCCCAGTAGTTGTCTTCTGGCTTGGAGTCCAGCCATAGAATTGTTGCAAGATCCATGATATATGATCCCGTGATGATGTGTTGAGTTCTTTCAGTCGAGTAAAGGGTGCACCCTTGACATATCCTTGCGTGCGGTTATCTCGTTTAGGAGTGAATTCCGATCCTCTGACGAAAGGGTGCCTGTTGCGTAGTAGTTCTTCAGTTTCTCGTAGTTCTCTGGTGAGAGAAGATGCAAGTTGCCATGCAGCGTTCTCATCAAAAGACCATCCATGAATTTCCTGCTCGGTAAGGATTTGTTGTACTTCGTGTTCTAGCGTGACCCATTCAGGTAAGGCTGGAAGTGTTTCCATAGTTTGGTGGTAACGTGAACGTCTTGTATACAATAGTCTTCCATTTCTTGGGACCAGTCCGCCCAATCAGAAGTGGAACCGTAGTCACCTTTCCGTTCATCTAATCTGTAGCCGTAAGATTCGAGTGAGTGTTTGCCGTACAACTTGAGAGGCATACCATCCCAGGTACGCTTCTTATCCAAGTTAATCATGTCCGGATGGTAAAGTCTGCTAAGTAGTAGAGTATCCACCACATGAGCAGGGTTAGTAAACCAAGGGTAGAGCTTACGGATAACAGGTAAGTCGTAACCAATAATGTTGTGACCAATAACCCTGTCCGAATCCTGTAGTCTTTGCAAGCCTCTTGATATTGGCTCACTAGACCCAGTGTCATTGTACGCAATCGTTTGATCTGTCGAAAGATCGTGGATAGCAAGGCAGTGGATGGTACTAACATCATGGAGCAATCCGTTTGTTTCTATGTCAAAGATTAGAGTCACTTCCCATTCCATCTGAACGTCTTGTCTTTGAATTGAGCACGTTCAATAGCTTGGGTGGTAGGTGGGTTGGGTCGTTTGAGTTCCATACAATACGCAAGATAATCAGAAGTCAGTTGCGGCGTTGAACTCTGGTTCGGGTTGAGTTTCATAGAATTTACAGGTAGGTAGATCGTAGCTTAGTTCACAGGCTACTCCAGTTTCGCCCGAATAACGATTTTTAAGCACTCTAACAGTCGTAGAACTTCCAGCTTTGTCGGATTGTTGATCTCGTTCCAATCCAATACACGCATCGCTGAGTTGAGCGATTGCAGCAGATCCGCGCAGTTGTCCGAGCGTAACTCGTGCTCCTTCTTCATGGTTCTGATCCGATGATGTACGCTTGAGGTGTGACACCAAGAACAACGCTATGCCAGTACGCTCCACGAGCGATCTGAGCTTAGTCATTGTGGTGTCGATCATCCGCCTTTCGTCTCCGTCAAGCCCAGAAAGGAGGATGGAGAGGTGATCCAAGAAAATGATTCGACAGTCGAGACCTGATGCCAGGTACTCAATGCGATTATAAATAACATCAGGATCATAGCTGCCGAACCCATCAAAAAGATACAGGTTCCAATTAGCCATTGTGGCGTCAAAAGCCGCCGTAAGTTCTTCATGGGTGTGTTCTCCAAGGTGTAGTGACTTGCCTACATGAGCACTCATCAAGCCTAGAGCCGTACGACGGTTGGATTCTTCCAACGCCAGGTAACCGACCCGTTCTCCTTTTGAAAGAAGGTTAGTTGCAAGTTCACGACAGAAGCTGGATTTGCCGATGCCAGATCCTGCAGTGATTGTGACAAGCTCTCCATACCTGATCCCGTGAAGCTTTGATTGTAATCCTTGAAATGGGTAGTCATGATCTGCAGCGGGTGATGGAGTGGTTACAAGATCTAAAAGAGTTTTGCCATCGACAATGCCATCAGGGCGGAACGGCTTGGCGTCCCAGATAGCTCGGCATACAGCGTCAGAGTCGTTGGCTTGGAGGGCGTCTGATGCGTCCTTGTAGTCGCCTTGAAGGTGGGCAATCTTGACCTTACCAGGCGGCAGTACACTAGCACACTCTTCAGCGGCTTGACGACCTGGTGGGTCATTGTCGTAAAAGATAACAATCTCATCGTAGCCTTGCAGCAGTGGGAGTTGTTTTTGTACAGCCTTTTTTGCACCAGCTGCACCTGATGGTACAGAAACCATAGGCCATCCTGGCATACACTCAGACCCACTAGCTGCATCCAGCTCGCCTTCAAAGATGACGATACGTTTACCAGTAGTAGGGTAGAGATGCTGTCCGAAGAATGTACCAGGTACCTCACCCTCATACGAGAATGATTTACCCTTTGTCTTTACCTTGGCACCTTTGACGATGCCTGATTCGTCATGATAGTAAAAGCGGAGCTTATCACCATCACGGTAGATTTTGTACTTCTCACATACTTTCTGTGAGAGGTTACGCTTCTGCAGCCTTTGAGCTGAGCCTGTTATTTGCACACGTTTGGTTTCGTGAA